AAACCTCTAGATTTTAAACCACCCGGCAAATTAGATAGTGTACCCGCATCAACTAATTGTCTAAGTATTGAAGTAGCAGATTTAGCTAGACCACCTACCATATGTATTAAACCAAAGCCATAAAATCCTAGTCCGGGCAAATACTGGTAGTGAACAAAGTGCATACGTCTTAATTTCTTAGGATCGTCTTCGTAATAGTTCCTACGGATACTCAAGACTATGCCACTTGGATAATCTATTGAGACTACATAGGGTAAAGCTATACCACTCTTATTCCCATCGATCATATCTTCGTAGCCATCTAGATCAAGGTTGACTTGCATTTCTAGAATAGTGTGTCGATCATCGTAGTTGTAAGTCTTTGATTCGCCTGTCATTTCATCGTACTTTTTACGAATATCTGACTGTCCTTCATCCGACTCTGGTATATCTATGTCACGATAAAAGCCAGCTACTTGCATTTTACGAACATCATTTGAAGACTTACGCATGACATGAGTAGCACGATCACAGGTTTCTAAATCGCTTGCACCATAGTTAACTACCACATCTTCGGCTGGCACAAAGATAGAACTTGGTCTATCAAGATTTGGATCAAAGTAAACTTTACGGAAGGCAGAACCTGCCAAGGGTAAAGAGAATAACATCTTCTCAGTCTCAGTTCGATACTCAGACATTTGATGTGTTAATAAATAATTAAGATAGTCTTGAACTCTTTGAGCTTGTTTGGTTTTATCTGTAGTGATCTTACCAACTAACTTGGTACGAACTGGTCCTTGGGCGGGAAACATTTCTGCTATTGATTGAGATTGGAAACGCACAACAGCTTCACTTAACATTGGATGAAAGACTCCACAAGCTCCAGCCCAAGGGGTAGTTCTCTCTTCTATTTTTAAACCTAACTGATCTAAACCTTTGACGTAGCTTTCTTCCCACTCACTACGAGAATCTTTATCGGCTTCAAACTGAGATATAAGGTCTGCACCCATTTCATTTAAGTCGGTATCAGACATAAACTCAGCAAGGTTAGAATAAAAACTTTCTGATCCGATAGGACTACTATCAGGATCAAAGTCTATGATCATGCCACCATCTTCAGTTTCAATAGCAACTGAGTCTGGGTTTTCTATCGCCACAGTAACTTCTTCAGCACCTTGTTCTATTGTGCCTTCTACTGGTGTAGCAGGTTGCATAGGATTTTTTTCTATAGCCAAAATTTACCTCAATAATAATCAGCGACTTTGTTATGTTCTAAAGGCTCATCCTCTTCATCGCTTGGTAAAGGTATGAATCCGCCTTGTCTAAATCTTAATAATGCTTGCGTACTACTATCAACTAAGTCATCGTGTTCGACATTAGGAAAACCAGCAAACTCTTCTACTACTTCTTCTGCCCATCTAGTTTCAGGACACCACACCACACCTGAAGAAAATAAATCCGATACTGCATTCACTCTAGAAATCTTATCGTTACCACGACTAGGTGTGTATTCTTGTACAGGGATTCCTGCTTGTCGCAGTTCAAAGATCAAGGGCATCCCCGCAGCTTTTGCTTCGACAATAAAAGCATCGGGTTTGTATTGACTATGTTTCTCTACCGCCTTGACTTTTAATTCAGGAAACTCCAAACGAGCTTTATAGGCATCTAGCAAAATAACATTCGGTGCTAGCATACCCTCATCGTTCTCACGATAAAATACTCCCCATGTAGTACAGGCTGAGTAGTCGGCTCGTTGATTCTTCATAAAGGCTGTATCCCAAGATTGAATCACAAACTCACATTCAGGTGGGTCTCTTTCTTCCCAAGTCTGCCACCATTCTCGTTTGACCAATGCACCTTCTTCTGAGGTGGGGTTTTGTTGATACTGAGATTGCCATTTACTATTTGGCAGTTCAGCACGCAACGCTTCTAATTCTTCTAGCTTCCAGAACTCTGACCACAAAGCTTCGCCTGATGGTAGGATCGCAGGCAGTTCAATAACTTCCCATTGATCTGCACCACCTCGTTTGATGCTAGCATCTATTACCTGACCAGTCAGATCACGCTGATGCCATCTGGTCATTACTACCACAATCGCACCATTCGGTTGTAAACGCTGTCTTGGTCCAGAGGTGTACCACTCGTAAGTTCTATTGAATACATTGACATCGCCTGATGCACCCTCTTGTTCTGAATGCGGATCATCAATAATCAATAAGTCCGCACCTTTACCAGTCACCGCACCGCCAACACCTATTGCAAAGTATTCACCGCCTTTATTTGTATTCCAACGACCCGCAGCTTTACTGTCTGCTTGCAGACTTACATTAGGAAAGACATCCTTGAAATCATTATTGTTGACAAGGTTTCTAACCTTACGACCAAAGCCAACAGCTAGTTCCGCAGTATGGGCAGTCTGAATGATCTTCTTCTCAGGGTATTGTCCTAAGAACCACGCAGGCAACAGATAAGAAGCGAACTCACTCTTAGTATGTCTAGGAGGCATATTGATAATTAAACGCTTTAGATCGCCTTTAACGACCTTCTCGAAAGCTTCAGCCATTATCTCGTGATGTTTACCATGAATGAAAGCAGTCCACATCTCTTGCACAAAGGTTAAGAAATTATTCTGAGAACCTTCACGTTTTTTAGCTGCTTCCCATTCTTCCAACAGATCAAGCATCTCAGCCTTTTCAACTGAATCTAGATTCTTGATTTGATTAAGTATGTTGGGATTCATAGTAGGTACATACTGGAAGGTAGATACTCCTTTAAATTCAATACCTTGTATGACCAATTGGTAATTACTTATCTGGTATTTACTACATAGTAGGTATATCTATTCCAATACTTTACCATAATAGTACCCCTTCACACGGAAAGTCAACATAAAAATTATAATAATGTGTGGGGGTGTAGGATTCCTAAGGCTTTATTCTACAACTTTAGGTGATAGTCGATTACAAAATGCAAGCATAAAAAGAAGAAGGGGGGGGTACATGAAAACTGCACATCAAATGTGTGGATTACTATGTATATATGGTAGGCAAGTAACCTGTTTGTCTAAGGGGGGTGGGGGTCGCCAGAAAAATCCAGATCATAAAATCAAAAGGGGGTGGTTAAAAATTAACCAATGGTTAAAAATTGATCAGTCGTTCTGTGACTCTTCTAGTAGTCGGATGATCTTCTCTTCTATCTCTTCCGCTATCACTTCGCTTGCTCGCTCTTCTCTTTGTTCCACAACGTCTGTAAATATTCCGATGGTCTTGCCCAGTAATTCCAATGCCCTGACTCTGCTAGCATCTGAATCAGCTTCCCTAGATTCCTTCATTAGTCTTTCAAGAACATAGTTCTTTGTGCGTATGCCTGATGCTACTGAACCATCCTCTCGCTTACTGATAAGTCTCTGAACACTTAGCGTGATCTTAGGGAGTGCTAGCAGTTTAGATGACTCTACCTCTACCCACTTGGGAATCTTGCCTGACTTCGTTAACGTCACATCATAAGCTTCTGCATACGCTTCTTTATAAGTTACCTTGCCCTTTACTATGAGGTCTACAAAATGTCTTTGTTTCGGGGTCAAAATTTCTGGGCGGTCTTTAACTATTTTCAGGTTTGGTTTTTTCTTGTCGGTCATAAGGAATATTTTACTGGTCTTTATTTCTTAATGTAATGACTTCAAATAGCTAGCAAGGAGCAAGCTTAGTTGCTATAATTTCTACATGGACAGAAACAACAGATCAATAAACCCCGACTTCGTGTCGGTCTTCTTGGTGTGGTTACTTTTTGACCAATCTAATTATGGAGGAGAAACAATAGGCTAGTCATATTTTAACTTACCTCTGGAGTTCGCTCTCTCTATTCCTCACGAGCCTTTTGACCCTTTGGTCACATGAGAAAAAAATAATCATGTTGGCGGTTGCAAAAGTAAAAACCTAACCATGATCTTGCGAGACAATAAGTGCAAGCACAGTAGAAAAAAAATAACTGCTGACTCTGAAACGAGAATAAAAAAACAAGCTAGGTAAAAGTCTAGTAACTGTTACAAATCTAAATGTGAATACAAGAAAAAAGAATTTGCGGGGGATGACTTAGTTGTTATCCCCTTCAAATATAAAACTGATAATCGAGTGTGTACTCGGTCTGAATGATTACAAAAGTATGAAATCAGTTCTTTTAACTATTAATCTATGATGGAGAAAAATTATGGATGAACAAAATGTATATGGGTCATCGCCTAGTCAAACTATGGAGATGCTTCACATAATGAAAGAGTCAGGAACAGTTCCTTTAGTTCTTGGTTCGGTGGGTGTTGGTAAATCGGAAACTATTTATCAATTTGCGGAAAGTCTTGCCGAGAAGGAAGGTCTTACAGTTAGTTGGGATAATGCTAGCCCGACTGCAAAACAATTTGGTTTGGTCGATTTTAGACTGAGTCATTTTGAGTCTGTAGACTTTGGCGGACTTCC